CGGTCGAGGCGGGCGGTAATGTCGGCGTGCAAGCGTGGATTCATGGGAGTCTTGGCAAATGCGCAGGCAAAAAAAGTCCCTCACGCCCGAAAACGGGCATGACGGNGGGTTGCTGGTTGTGGNGTGGAGCGCTACGCGGCGCGCGNGTCAGCCGGTGTTGGCGAACATGTCCATCTGNGGCCTGCGGGCGATCTCTTCAGCGGCNAACTGCTCCACCGCGTCNCGGTAGTCCATGCGGGGCAGGCTCACCTTGGGGTTGGGCATCAGGCTGGGGGANGCCTCCGCGTCCCAGCTCACATGGGCCTTGCCCTTGAAGCCGCAGCNCGGGCAAATCGCCCAGGCCTCGCGGTAGGTNTCCACCACCTGGCGGCTGGTGCGGATGATCGCNGGCTGCNTGCAGTGCGGGCANGCCAGGCGGATGCCGTGGCTGTAGCGGTTGGCCTGTATGGCCGGCTGCTGNTCGTCTTCGGCGGGGATGGGGGTGGTCATGGCCTCACGCCCTTCCGCACTCGCCCAGGCCCTGGCGGGCGCACTCGCAGTGCATGCCTACCTCGCCCAACGTGCTCACCGCGTCAAGATAGCGGCGGGTCACCAGTACATACCCCACGGCATTGACCAGGGCATCCAGCTTGTCGATGACGATGCCCTGGCCGCCAGACAGAAAGCGACTCACCTGGCTGTCGTCCCAGCCAACGGCGGCCTGTACGTCATGCCGCGCCGGCCCGCTCAGGGCGCTGCGCAATGCGTGCTCGATACGTGGCAGTGGCTTGCTCATGGGCGGCCTCCTCAATTGCACTCAACAGGTGCTGAGTGATGCTGCGGGGCGGGGCGGGCAGACTTGCTCATGTCGGCCAGGCGCTCGGCCACCAGCTTGGCGACCATGGCCGACGCGGTGCGCATCTGCGCGGCGGCCATCTCTTCCACCTGGGCCAGCAGCTCCGGCGGCATGGCCACGCGCAGGCGCTTGGCGGCAACACCGTTCGGCACACGCTGACGCGGGGCGGACTTTACGGAGGGGGACGCGCTTGTCATGGTTATAATTAGAGGGACACAAGAGGACACAACCGAATTATTTCCTTCAAACGAGGGAATGTCAACCATTAACGGTATTCAAATGAGTGACTTTGGGAGGCGGCTTCGGGAAGAGCGCGAGCGCCTTGGGCTGAACCAGACCGAGCTCGGCGATCTCGCAGACGTAAAGAAGAACGCGCAGAGCAACTATGAGCAGGGGCTCAGGTATCCGTCTGCTGATTATCTGCAACGCCTCGCCCAGGCCGGCGCAGACGTGCTCTACATCCTCACCGGGCAACGAACGACCGGCGTCCTGTCCCCGGACGAAGCCGCACTACTCGCGGCCTTCCGGGCCATGGATGCACGCGGCCGGGCCGCCGCGCTGGCCATGGCGGCCGGCTATACGCAGCCGGCCGGCACCAGTTTCCAGATCGGTGGATCAGTGGGCCAGCTCGTGCAAGGCAATGCCACCTTTCATGCCGGCGTGAAATTCGATGCGCCCCCCACAAAGCCCCCGCGGCGACCGCCTGACGCGAAGAAATGAACAAGGCATTCACTACCCAAGGCGATGCGGGACAGGTTGTTGGCGGCGATGTGATTGAGGCGCCGCGCACTGCGGCTGTCGCCACCGGAAACGTGATGAATATCCGTGTCGGGCCGGAGGCCGCCCCGGAGAAGTGCATCACCGACCTACAGCGCAAGGCGATCTTGGACAAGGTCGATCGGGTGTGCTCAGCCACTGGCCTCATCCGGCTGGAAGTCTACGGGCGGGTGTTTGTCGAGTTCGGCCTGGAGCGAATTGTCGAGTTGCCGCGCAGCCAGTTCAGGCCGGTCATGGATCTGCTCGACCGTTGGCTGATGGAGCAGGAGGAGGCCGCCGCCATGCCGGGCGACGCCGCAGATGATGTGACGGCGCTCCCGGATGCTGCAGACGGCGCGCCCCAGGCGGCAGGCCCCATGACGGAACTGGGCGGCGCCTATCGGCGCGAGCTGCAGGCCCTTGGCGGCGAGGTGACCCGTCTGCGGCGCCGCATCACCTGGATGGCTCTGCTGACAGCGCTGGCCGCCTTCGGCGGGGTGTTCGTGGCATTCCAGACCCGCGCCGCCGCACCGACTCCCGCACCGCCGCCCTGCCTATACAACGGCGTTCAGTATTCCATTGGCAGCCTGATGCAGATCAGCGGCGTCGCCTTGGCGTGCGATCTGCAGGAAGGCGCTGCAACCTGGTCGAAACAGGAGCCGCCGCGGCGGCGGTGACCCGCAAAGGAGTCTCCATGGCAACGCATCGATTCCAACGATCTGCGATTTGGACCGCGTTCGCAGCGCTAACCCTTGCAGGCTGCGGGGCTGAACAGGTCAGCACGCCACCCGCGCCGCAGCCTCCAGTCGTCGCCCCAGGCGCGGCCGCACCACCCGCCGCACCGCAGTCCGCCGGGCCGTTAAGTGCACAGGGCAAGGACTGGCAATACATCGTCAACAACGCCACCCGCCCGGCGGCAATCAATCCGCACTCCGAGGGCGCGCGCGAGCGCGAGTTTTCGCTTCATCTGCGCGCAGCGGTCGCATTGTTGGCCTCGTCGCGCGCCCGTTTGATGTTGAAGAGTTCCCACAGCCCTGGGTGCATCCGCCGGTCGCCAGCCTCCCACTGTTGCCAGTTCCGGAGCGAAGCATGCACCAGCGCTCCGGCCTGCGTTTGCGTTATCCCTGCTGCTTCACGAGCGGCGCGGATCTCTGCGGGGGGTGGGTTGCGGGCCGGGCTGGCCCGGCTCCGGTTTGGGTGGTTGGTCACGCTTCGGTGATGTTGAACTCGCTATCTTCCCAGCCGAGTTCTTGCGCGATGTCGGCATGATCGATGTAGCCGGCCATCCGCGCGGCCTTATCGAGCGCTTCGTTCATGTTTTCGGCTTCGATGATGCCGAAGTCAGTTCCGACGCTGTTCTTTTCGGCATTCCCGTCGATCCACACTTTGAACTGCTTGCTCATTTTTCTTCTCCAGCCCTGGCCCCGAGGCGCGGTGTCTGCGGTGTGCTGACGGTTCTAACTATACGCACACTGTACGTATAGCGCAATAACTTTCAGCGGGTTTTTTGCTCCCCCACATCCCCCAGCCCCGGAATCACATACGGGTCGAACTGGATCACCTCTTCCCCCAGCCATTCGTTGACCTCGCGGAACCGCGCCTGTAGCGGCCCGATCTCGTTGTAGGCCATCACCGCGGCGGCCTTGCCGGCGTCGCCGAAGCCGCCCACGTTGCCGGGCACCACGCCGAGCAGCTGGGGCGGCACGCGGTGGGCGGCGAGCTGGTCGTCGCGTGTGGTTTCCTTGATCTTCCAGAATTCATCCTTCGCGGCCACCTCGGCCACCGGGATGATCTGGATGCCGTCCTTCTTGCCGTTGGGCGCGTACATGAACAGGTTGCGGAAGTTGCCCGGCCCCTTGGCGTTCTTCAGCGCCTCGCGCAGGTTGTCGACGTCGGCCTGGTCCTGGGCGGGGTCGGTCATGTAGAGGATGAAGCCGGCGTGGCTGCCGTTCTTGTAGTAGCGACGGCGGAACAGGGTGGCGGATTCGTTGAGCCAGGTGGCATTGAGGGCGGAGAGGTATTCCGGCAGGCCGTAGATTTCTTGGTTGATGTCCGGCTCCATCAGGTGGAATACGCTGCCGGGGGTGAATTCGTGCTCGTCGCGCCATCCCCGAACGAACCAGTAGCGATCCAGCTCCACCCCGCGGCGCACGTACTTGGCCAGCGCCGGGCGCAGCTGCAGCAGCTTGCCTGTGCGGCTGGTGACGCGCTCCGCGTAGGCGTTGCCGAAGATCTGGAAGTCCAGCACCAGGCGGCTGAAGTCCTGCCGGCTCAGCGCCGGGTGCGGGCGGTAGGTGGCCACCAGGATGTTGCGCTTGAGGTAGATCGGGCNNCGNGTGGTGGACGGCGGCGCGGAAAGNTGCGCGCCAGGCCGTCCCAGCTCATGGGNGGCTCGTAGTACTTGCCGCCCACNTCCCAGCATTCGACGTAATCCAGCAGCTCGCGGCGATCGAGCACGGCGACCGGGTCGCCGAAGGTGAAGGCCTCGGCGTGCGCGCTGGGGGCGGCCGCCTGGGCGGCGGGTTCGGCCTGGGGCTGGGTGCTGTAGTTGCGGCTGCGGCGGCGCTTTGCCATGTCAGTAGATCTCCATAATGCTGCGGTTCGTGTGGGTGGCGC